CTGTGGTAAGTCGGCCTTTGCTGTCCAGCTCATGCTCGAGGCTGCCTCACGTGGGGAACACGTTGTCTACTTTACCTTCGAGATGCCGTTTGATCAGATCGGTGCTCGGCTTCTCAGCAACTACACTCGCGAGGACATTGGGTGGTATAAGGAGTCCGGTCGCGGTGATGTCAACAAGATCGTCGCAGGAGCAGGATACTGTGCCAAACTTCCTGTCACCATTGAAGACAACGTGCAGATTAACGCCAACAGAATCAGATCAATGGCCCGCAGGATGGCTCGAGAGAAGAACGTCAAGCTGTTCATCGTCGATTATCTGCAGATCGTTCCCCCTTCCTATCGAAATCAGAATAAAGTTGTCGAAATAAGCGACATCTCAAGAACAATGAAGATGGCCGCTATGGAGACAGGTGTTCCCTTCATAACCCTTTCCCAGATGAACAGAGCCATAGACCTCTCTGAACGGGCTCCTGCTTTGTCAGACCTGAGGGAGTCTGGGGCAATCGAACAGGACTCCGATACCGTCAGCTTCCTGCACCAGCCAGATAAGGCCAACGACAGCCGGGTAGATTTCATCGTCCGAAAGAATCGCCACGGCAAGACCGGAAAAATAGAGTTGGAGTGGACTAAATGGTGCGGTAGGTTTGAGCCCATCGACAAATCAGCCGAAACAGACGTTGCTCCATCCCTATGACACACACCATCATTGGCTTATCAGGCAAGAAACGCAGTGGAAAGTCCACCGCTGCAGACATCATACTGGACCTCATGCAGGGAGACTCGGTCAGGATCTCCCTAGCCACACCTATCAAGATCGATATACAGGGACTCATGGGTTTGCCAATCGACGACAAAAACAAGGAGATCATCAGGCCAGTCCTTCAGACCTATGGTGAGGCAATGAAGCAGTTATTCGGCAGTGACTACTGGGTCAAGCGAGCAGACCACACGTGGCGACAATACTCCCCATTCGCCACTGTCATGGTGTGCGATGATGTCAGGTTCCCACTGGAGGCCGAGTGGATTCGCTCCCTTGGTGGTATCGTAGTCAAAATCAATCGCCCGGGGTTCGATGACTCCTCCGACCACCACGTGTCTGAAACAGCAATCGACAGCATCAAACCAGACTACATCATCGACAACGACTCTACCCAACAACAACTCAAAACCAACATCGTCAATATGCTGAAATATGCGACAAACCTACGAGTCACAGGCTGACAGGGACCGAGAGACACTCGTCAAAATGAGGATCGAGGAGATCACAGGAGCAGCCCTAATCAAGCTGCCTCCACGTGACTCATTCGACTACGCAGTCACCAAACAGGGGCTGATCACAGGCCTCGTTGAGATCAAGTGCAGGACCATCCCGTCAACACTTCACGAAACCTACCTCATAGACGTTCACAAGCTCCGGAACGCCGCCTCATACGCTGCCATACACCCAGACATAGACTGCAGGCTGTGGGTCCAGTGGACAGACGTTCTGGGATGCATAGACATGACCATACCCCACACAGAGTGGATGGTAGGTGGAAGATCTGACAGAGAAGATCCGCAAGACATCTCCATCTGCTCATACATACCAATCAAAGAATTTCAAATGTATTGACTTAGGGGCTGAAAATGTGTACACTCGGCTGGGAGGTTGGCAGAAGTGTACACACAGAAATTGATCCAACTTCACCTATTATGGGTGTTAAAACTAAATGGAATCCTGATCTGGAGGCTTCAGGAATCAAACGCTATACAGGTTCAGGTCTGAAGAAGACGGACCCTGAGCGGTATGACTCAGTTTTAAAGGCAGCCAAGAAGGGTTTCGGACCCGAAACCCTGACAGAAGTGTTCGGGATTAGCCCGCAATTGGCAGCAGAAATTGTTAAGCAGGCAGAGAGAGATCCCAAGGCACAAGAAGCTTTCCTAAGCGACCTTATAAAGACGAGGGATGCAGCATTAGAGAAGCTCTCGGCAGCAATAGAGTCAGGAGAGCTGAAGCCCGATAAGTTGCCCGTGACAGTAGGAATCTTGATCGACAAAGTTGAGACAATGATGGGGAAACCTAGTACAACTATTAGACACGAGACGATCAATCTATCGGATTCAGCGTTAAGAGAACTGATTGCAAGCTGCAAGCCAGCGAAAGTTGTTGATGCTGAGGTGATAGAGGAGAAAAGTTAGGCAAGCCTATCTCTGAACATAATAAATATTGTGCGAAGAAAACAGCCAAACAGGGGGGGAGGGGGTCAGGATTTTCGAATAATCAGCGATTCCGTTGCGGATCTCCCCGCACACAACGATCGACAAAAGGACCTATCCTTCTTAGCCTCAACACCTACTGTGCGTCTTATCAAGAAACAGCGACTTCATGAAAACTAAACGCAAGCGCAAAGCGATCCGCAGGACGGGTCTGGATACGGCTGAACTCCGCTGGAAGGCTGGCAGGGAGCCTATGGAGGCTACTGTCACTGGCAGGCCTATGAACCAGAGGCTTCTGGAGACTTCTTTGGGGCTTGTCCGAGTGTCTGACAGTGCTCCATTCCAGAAGGGGCTCAGAATCCCTGTGTGGGTGGAGCAGGGCAGCGGGAAGCTTTATTGTAAGGGCAGGCCCCAGAGGCTTGACAGGTATTGATATGAAATGGACTCCCCACCCAGTGTTCCCGATCCCTACTCGTGAGGAGGCTCAGGCTATGGACTCTGCTGGTGTACTGGAGCAGTATGTCAAGCAGAGGGATGAGCTGATCCGCAGGGAGAAGGCAGATCCATTTAATTACGGCTCTGACTGGCATAATACTAAAGGTCTGTTCCGACACTGGAAGGATGCTGATGATGCGCTGGAGGACCCTGACATAGACATCGTCTACATATTCGGAGGAAATCGTGGAGGAAAATCGCGCTATATGGCTTCGAGGGTTGTCCGCACACTGGCCAATAAGCACCGTAGTGCTGTCTGGTGCTGCCATAGCACACATGACAGCTCGGTGCAGGTCCAGCAGCCGTATGTTTACGACTATTTGCCACTGCCATGGAAGGAGCAGAGGACAGGCCAGAGGGCGGTGGTTAACATCGGCTTCAGCCAGAAGAATGGCTTCTCTAATAAGACCTTTGTGGCCCCTAACGGTAGTCAGTGCTGGTTTAAGAACTACTCTCAGGAGCTGTCGTCTATGGAGGGGACAGAGCTGGATCTGATCTGGTGTGATGAGCTGGTCCCTATGGCTTGGATACAGACCCTCAAATACAGGTTGATCAGCAGGAAGGGTAAGATGGTTGTGACCTTCACGCCGATCGACGGGTATACGAGCACCGTCAAGGATGCTATGGAGGGGGCTATTATTGAGGAGACGAAACCTGCTAAGTTGATCGGGGACGATGATAGTCCACTGGCTGGGGTTCCTCGAGGTCACATGCCTTATAAAGCGAGGACCAGAAGTGGAACTGGGCAGATCTTTTGGTTCTTCTCTGAGTGGAACCCGTATTCTCCGTTTGATCGGATGCAGCAGACGCTGCAGGGCAGGACGAGAGAGGAGAGAGAGATCAGGGCCTATGGTTATGTCAGCAACCCTGTGGTTGGGAAGTTTCCGAGGTTCACGGATCGCAACATTATCGAACCTTCGCAGATCCCTCGAGAGGGGACCAATTATATGGTTGTGGACCCTACCCCGGGGGATCGAAACTGGTATATGCTCTGGGCGAAGGTGGACGACCTTGGGCGCGTGTTTATTTATCGGGAGTGGCCCGACATGGCAAACTACGGGGAGTGGGCTGTCCCGAGTGAGAAGCTTGATGGCAAGAAAGGGCCAGCACAGACTGCGGACTGTGGAAGGAACATTGACCAATACAAGAAATTAATAAGAGAGCTTGAGGTCAACGATGGAGGCATACACGAGAGGTATATTGACCCGAGAGCAGGTCGCACAGCAGTTATTGGGCAGAGGGAGCACAACCAGAGCTTAATCGACCTGCTGGCCAACCCTGACAGGGGAGCTGGTGGAGAGGTGACGAAGAATGGGTTATTGTTTGTTCCATCTGCCATGGCTCATATTGATGAGAGCTGTGCTCTGGTGAACAACCTTTTCGCATATGACATGAGCAGGGAGATCAGCATCCTGAATGAGCCGAAGCTTTATGTGTCGCGGGAATGCCAGAACCTGATATACAGCCTGAGGACGTGGACAAACTCAGATGGTGAGAAGGGTGCTAGTAAAGACCCGGTAGACGCCCTGAGGTATCTGATTTTGATGGACCCGATATACGTCCCGAGGAAAATGGATTATAGCACTGAGACCTTGAGTTATTGAGATGAACACTATTGACGATCGGCTGCAGCTTAGCACTGAGCCCAACATAAACCAGCTCTGCTCGGAATACCGAAGAGCTTATTCCGATGAGAGGATCACCTACCGTGTCCGCGAATCCGACGAGACCAGATTCGCCACATGGACAGGACAGAGCCGGGACGGAAAGAAACATGCCAAGGATCTGGGCAGGCAGCCATTCCCGTGGGAAGGGGCCAGTGACACTCGGATCAGGCTGGCTGACGAGGTCTGCAGCTTTATTGTTAACCTATCCACATCGGCTATCAGCAGAGCAGCACTTAATGTGGCTGGAGTTGAGGCCGCCGATCACAAACAGGCATCCGCAGTTGGGCTCTACCTGCGATGGATGCTGAGCACTTTAATGCAGCCCGGCTGGGAAGAGGAGCTGGAGCTTCATGCAGAATATGCCGCACAGTATGGTTGGAGCGTTCTTCATGTCATCTGGGATCGTAGCTATGCCCAGACCCCGCGCACAATAAACCTCCAAACCCTCTCCGGTTTCCTCGGAGTAGATGCCCCCCAACAAGTCGATGCTCTGACCGCTGTGCTGCAGGATCAAGAGGAGTATCTGGCTGACCTGCTTGTTGCCAGCAATGACGGACTGACCAGATCGAAAGCACTCAAACATATACGCGACATCGTGCGTGACGGAGAGACCACGTTCGAGCTTCCCGAGATGGCTCGTAACCAGCCTCGGATTGTTGCTCTTCGCCCATACCACGAGATTCTGTTCCCGCCGGAGACAAATGATCTCCAGAGAGCTCGAGCCATATTCCGCAGGGAATACTACACAGTGGCTGAGCTGGAGGAAAAGGCGGCCAGTGGTGAGTGGAGCAGGGAATGGGTGGACGAGGTTAAGCGGACAGCAGGCAGGAGCTCACAGGTGTGGGATCAGGGCCTGAGCCCAGTGCTGGGCTCTACTGAGCGGATGGACGAGAAAACAAACCTGATCGAAGTCATCCATGCATATAGTCGCAGAGTGACAGACACAGGGACCCCGGGTGTATACATGACCGTGTTCTCGCCCTACATGGAGAAAGACTCCAAAGGGAACGAAGTCTACGCTGAACACAAACTGGTGACTGAAGCCGGGGACACCTACCCGTTCGAGTCATTCACACGGGAAAAAACGAGACGCAGTCCGATCGAGTCACGTGGTGTCGCAGAAATCGTCAAAACGTGGCAGGCCGAATACAAGGCTCAAGCTGACATGGTCTTTGACAGATCAAGTTTTGAGACACTGCCACCCTTAAAGGTGCCGCTTCGATATGGACAGAGAATCAAGGTTGGCCCGGGTGTTCAGGTCTCCGAGCAACGTCCGGGTGACATCACTTGGATGGAGTCTTCCCGAAG